TGTAGAGCCTCTTATAGACCACCTACCGTACTCCTTTGATTATGTAGAGCCTTGTGCTGGTGACGGTCGTTTGATTAAGCACATTGACCTGCTTACGGAGGGACATGGTGAGTGCATATTAGCTTCTGACATTGAGCCACAGGCTAAGGGGATTAACCAAGTTGACGCTTTAGAGATTGATTTCGGGGGGTATGGTGTAGTTGACCTATGTATCACCAACCCTCCGTGGGAAAGAAAGTTCCTTCACCCTTTCCTAGATCACTGGATTGGGATATGTCCTACTTGGCTTCTGTTTGATGCTGACTGGATGCACACTAAGCAGTCTTCTGTCTACATGACTTACTGCGCTAAGGTTGTATCTGTAGGCCGTGTTAAGTGGATTGAAGGTAGTAAGAGTGTAGGTAAAGACAACTGTTGTTGGTATTTGTTTGATGGACGAGATATGCAACAAACCAGATTCTATGGGAGAACAAACTATTGATTAGCCAAGATGATATAGACGCAATGCAAGACATTGACTTCGACAGTTACCAGAGACAGGCTGTCAATACAGCTATCTACCCAAGTACAGCGCAGGTTATCTACCCAGCTATGGGACTAGCTAACGAAGCTGGTGAGGTTCTAGGTAAGGTTAAGAAGATTATCCGTGATGGTACATTTAATCGTGATGACATTGCTGATGAGCTTGGGGATGTATTGTGGTATGCAGCAGCACTTGCTCGTGACCTTAATACTGACCTATCCACTATTGCTAGACGTAACTTAGCTAAGTTAGCCAGTCGTAAAGAACGAGGTACACTTGGTGGTAGTGGTGATAGACGATGACATGGTTCTGGCGGTATATGAACTACCTAGCTACGTGGCGAGAACATCGTAACGTCATTAAGCAGCTTAACAAGTTTAGCGACAGGGAGCTTAGGGATATTGGTATCACCCGTGGGGATATTGATAGACTGGTCTGGCTCAAAGAAGACAAAGATGCAAGCGGAAGAGAGACAAGATGAATAACAACTACCTACCTACGGACTACCAAACATTCATTGCTACCTCACGGTATGCACGATGGCTTGAGGGTGAAGGACGACGAGAGACTTGGGGAGAGACTGTAGACCGTTATGTAGATAACATTATGGTCCCCAAGATGGGTGACGATAGCTACACAAAGTCTCTACGGGATGCTATCTTGAACCTTGAGGTAATGCCCTCTATGCGAGCCTTGATGACAGCAGGGCCAGCACTTGACCGAGACAACACAGCAGGGTACAACTGCTCTTACTTGCCTGTAGATGACCCTAAGTCTTTCGATGAGGCTATGTTCATCTTGTTGTGTGGTACAGGTGTAGGGTTCTCTGTAGAACGTCAATATGTTAAGAAGCTCCCAGATGTGCCTGACAACCTGTTCCAGAGTGACACGACAGTGATCGTAAAGGACAGCAAGGAAGGTTGGGCTAAGTCACTACGTCAAGTTATTGCACTGCTCTACAGTGGTGAAATTCCTCAGTGGGATGTATCTAAGGTTCGTCCAGCGGGTGCTAAACTAAAGACCTTCGGTGGTCGTGCTTCTGGCCCTGCACCCCTTGTTGACTTGTTTAACTTTGTTATCCGTGTCTTTGCTAACGCTAAGGGTCGTAAGCTCTCCTCTATTGAGTGTCACGACATTATGTGTAAGATTGGTGAAGTTGTTGTAGTTGGTGGTGTTCGTCGTAGTGCCATGATCTCCCTGTCTAACCTGTCAGATGACCGTATGCGTCATGCTAAGTCAGGTAGCTGGTGGGAGAATGATCCACAACGTGCCTTGGCTAACAACTCTGTATCTTACACAGAGAAGCCTGATGCGGTATCATTTATGCGTGAGTGGATGTCTCTGGTAGAGAGTGGCAGTGGTGAACGTGGCATCTTTAACCGACAGGCATCTATTGCTCAATCTAAGAAGAATGGTCGTCGTGACCCTAACCATGAGTTTGGTACTAACCCTTGCTCAGAGATTATTCTACGGCCATATCAATTCTGTAACTTGACGGAGGTAGTAGTTCGTGCAACAGATACTGTGGACACTCTTGAACGTAAAGTCCGTATGGCAACTATTCTGGGAACTATACAGTCCAGCTACACAAAGTTTCCCTATCTGCGAAAAGTGTGGCAGAACAATACAGAAGAGGAACGGTTGCTTGGAGTGTCTCTGACAGGCATTATGGACAACCCACTAATGACAACAGCTAACAATGGATTGGAGAAGACCCTTGAACACCTTAAAACTATCGCAGTTGCTACGAACGCTGAATGGGCTGAACGCCTTGGTATCCCTGCTTCTACTGCTATCACTTGTGTTAAACCTAGTGGTACTGTATCCCAACTTGTTGACAGTTCTTCTGGTATTCATGCTCGTCACTCAGAGTATTACATACGTACTGTCAGGGGAGATAACAAAGACCCTTTGACACAGTTTATGAAGGATCAGGGTATCCCGAATGAACCTGATGTGTTTAAGCCAGATCAAACGACAGTCTTTAGTTTCCCTATGAAGGCTCCCGCAGGGGCTACAGTAACAAGTGACCTTAGTGCTATTGACCAGTTGAAGATGTGGTTGGCCTACCAGCGTAGTTGGTGTGAACATAAGCCCTCCGTGACAATCAATGTTAAGAGTGATGAGTGGTTCTCTGTAGGTGCTTTTGTGTATGAGAACTTTGATGAGATGTCTGGTGTGTCGTTCCTCCCGTACAACGAACACACATACCAACAGGCTCCTTATCAAGAGGTAGGTAAGAGTGACTACGAGATGCTTCTGTCATGTATGCCCGACAGCATTGACTGGAGTAAACTTTCAGAGTATGAGGTTGAGGATAACACAGCAGGAAGTCAGACATTAGCTTGTTCTGGTGATAGTTGTGAGATCGTTGACTTGACGTAAGATTAACACCTGAGCATAAAAGCATCTACGATGCGCCGCATTGAAAATGCTAGTGTATAAACTGCTCCAACTATCCCGCATCTAACATACGGAAAGGACGGACAATGTACACCATCATTACAAGAGACCAATGCAACTTCTGTGACACAGCTAAGGCAATATTGGCAGGCTCTGGGCTACGTTATAAGTCTTACAACGTACAGGCATCCGAAGGGAAATGGTTGCTTACCCTAATCAAACAGGCGGGACACACGACAGTCCCTCAAATCTATGCCCCTGATGGTAGTTATATTGGAGGTTATACTGAACTTAAGGAACATCTTGATGCAAGTACGTAAACAGTTTAGCAGGTCACTATACGAAGCCTATGACACCCCCGCTAAGGAGGCTCTAGTGGCAATCCTAGAAGCTAAGGGGCATACCCTAGTCAACACAGAAGAAGACTACTACGCAGACGTTGTATCAACTAAAGGTGGCTACACATACTTCAATGAAGCTGAGGTTAAGGTAGGCTGGAAGGGAGACTGGCCCCCAGACTGGACTGAGATACGTATTCCAGAACGTAAGAAGAGGTTGCTACAGAAGTATGAAGGTGCTAATGGTGTACTCAACTTTTACGTATTCAGCAAGGACTTGTCACAAGCATGGAGGATTAAGGATACACAACTAACTGAAGAGAGCCTGAAAGAAGCTAAAGGACGATACATCCAGAAGGGTGAGAAGTTCTTTCACATTCCTTACAATCAAGCAGAGTTGGTTAAAGTCTAATGGATGAACCCCCCAAGAAGCAATCTCGTACTAGACGTAAGACTACATATAAAGGTGCAGATAAGAAGAAGACTTCAGGTCTGACCCCTAGAACACCTAAACAGAAAGAGCTAATTGATGCGCTTAAACAAAGTAGCCAAGTCTTTATTCTTGGGCCTGCGGGGACTGGCAAAACATATGTCACGGCGACTTATGCTGCCGACCTCTACACGACGAAAGAAATTGATAAAATCGTCATCACAAGACCTCACGTTGCCGTAGGTAAGGAGTTAGGGTTCCTCAAAGGGGACTTGACAGAGAAGACTATGCCTTGGGCATTACCTGTACTTGACGTACTGGAGAAGCACTTGGGGAAGGGTACAGTGGAAACTGGCATCAAGTTAGGTAACATTGAAATGGCTCCCCTAGCTCTAATGAGGGGACGTAGTTTTGACAACGCCTTCATCATTGTAGATGAGACGCAGAATATCACTACACATGAGCTTAAGATGTTGCTGACCCGTGTAGGGGAAGGGACCACTATCGTTCTCAATGGTGACGTACAACAAAGTGATCTTAAAGAGGCTGATGGGTTGACAAAGGTTATTCATCTTGCTAAGAAGCATCAGTTGCCTGTACCAATCATTGAGTTTGGCATAGAGGACATTGTAAGGTCTGACATCACAGCTATGTGGGTGAAGACGTTTCTTAAGGAGGGACTATGACGACATACGATCCAGTGGATAAACCAGCCCACTACAATCAAGGTGGTGTAGAGTGTATTGACTACATACGACAAGTCTTAGGTCTTGATGGTTTTATTGCCTACTGTCATGGGAATATGATCAAGTATCAGCACCGTTATCGCTACAAACAGAACCCCCGTGAGGATATGAAGAAGGCCCAGTGGTATCTTAACAAGATGAACGAAGCCCTAGAGGAGAAGTACAAATGACGGTCTTAGAGATTATCGTAGCTGTACAGCTTATCGTATCCCTCTACCTCACACACAGGGTATGGAAGCTACAAGAAGAGATTGAGGATATGCAGATGGTACTTGGTGCTATCCTCATGGATCAATCTGATAAAGACTTCAACCTAAAAGACATCTTGTAAAACGAAAATAGCCCACCCTAGGTTTTATCCTAAGGTGGGCTTTATTGTATCTACCGTTTGGTTCTATTACTTAGTTCTTCTGAACAAGCTCAGGAATGAATTAGCTATCTGGCTTGGTGTAGGGAGTAACCAGCCAACTACCAGCAGGAGAATGACCCAAGCTGGTACTTCATTGATCACAATAGTCTCCACAGTCTCTGTAGCGACCTTAGAGGTACTACTTGACTGGTCTATGCTGTCTACCCTAGCATTGGGCCTAACACTCACTGTAGGGGCTATATTATTTGTTGTCCCAATCGTCTGTGAGTTGGTCTTCCCTGCTTGGACGTTTGCTGCTACGTTCGGTCCCCCTCCCGTGAGAAGGCTTAGTGGACCCTTGCTGCAACTTACCGTAAGCATCAAGACCAAAAGCAGCAGTGACATACGAGAAAATAGGCCAGACAAGTATTTCGATAATCTGTACATCTTTTACC